TTGATACGTGGTATACAGGTTACGAGTGCACCGGAGATGATATTATCCTCTTCGATGCATTGGTGGCTAAAGAATATCTTATTTTATTAGATATTTTTGGCTTACCTGTTAATACTACTAAATCTGTTGTCGCCTCTACGGCAGCAACGGAGTATCTTAAAGTAACATCAGTGGAAGGACGACATGTTGCAGCCTTATCATGGGCTATGTTCATGTCCGGAAATTCCCTTATGGGGAGAGTTAACATTCTGTACTCACTTCTTACAAAAGGAGTGGTTACTGAACGTATAATTCCATACATTGAAAAATGTACTCGATTATCTCTCTATAAAGCTGGAAATAGAATTCCAGTACTACTTGCACTTTGGACAATGCTCTCAAACACCGGTAAAATTACCGTTGATGAGGCTCTTAGAAGTTTAGTATCCGACAAAGGACGAGTTTTCAAAATGGCGAGAGCCATCTTGTTAAACGCGGACCATAATTGGATTGCTAAACGACTTCCAGCAATTTTGACAGATAGGGTCGTAAACGTCCCATCTTCAAAATTGGCACTGAAAAAATGAGCAGTGGAACTTCCTTGGTTTAGAATAACCCTATGGAAACCGGTAGCGGTTTTTGTGGCAAAGACTGATCCATCACTGGATGCTGCAAACTTGTGTCAACAAATTTTGGAACACATTAATCTTCATGAGAAATGTGATACAACTATTGATCAAATTTGTACTCTTGAATTGGACTATGGTAATTTCTACACTGATGGTGCTCCTGATCATTTAAAAATGTCAGGATTACCCAATGTATTGATTAACGATGCCCGAGTATTCTATAGCACCCTGTATAACATCTTCCTAGAGAAATTTACCGATCTGTTTGAAGAAGTTTCTTCAGCAGATCCGCAATTGGACTCCGATGCAGCTATTTTAGCAAAATTAAATGATAAAATAGCGCGATATTCTGAGCTTAAAGAGCTAGTAATCCGAGCCTCTCAAAAAGAGGATCCTGATTACAACGCTCCGCCAGCTCGGACTATCATCCCAACTCAATTGAAACTTATTCAGCTTCTCTCGAAAATGGGAAATCGGCCTGCATTTACGATGGTGTATTCTTAAGGTAAACTAAGGTTAACTACTTTAGTTCAGATGGTTTGCTCCTTTTAGAGCTTATAGACTTTTCAGGTCTTTTTATTAAGATTTGACGGGTTCTTAACCCCTTCTTGGTTCATTCCTTGAACTGGTTCCGGATATATCAGAGAAATCTGAGGAAACCGGGTAGACCAGCCAGAG